AGGATCATGGTTACAGCTGCCCCCACCGCTTCGGTAGTGCCTGATCCCGAAACATTATAAAGAGTGTCCAGCAATGCAATTCCCGTTGCCGGTAATGTCTGCCTTGCTCCGGCAACTAATGTTATCGTTTCCTCAACCGGATATGCCTCTGGTTTCAGATTAACAGTCTCCTGCACAAACAAATTAATGTAGGGGAGCATTTTTGACGGTGGCCAATTTATCCCGAATTCATCTTTTAATTGTTCTGAAACAACTAAAAATAAATCGCCTAAGTCTCCAGAAGGAGAAACCTCCCCACCTGCCGGAGTCCCGCCGTCTATGTTTGTGCTGATTTCGCCTTCTGCTCCCTCGCCTGTTACAAGAGATCCTGTCACTGTCCAGCTCATGAGTGAATTACCTCCGTGGTAGGATTAACAAAATTGACTCCCGACTTGAATTTCCACAAATACACAGTGGTTCCGGCGGGTAGATTAGGATAAAAAGTAACCTGCCCAAGTTCATCCGTGGTGCCTTTATGGATAGGATTCGCCATTGCGGAGTCAGTTGACATTATAACCAGACAATCGGCGCAATAAACCCCACCGGTCGTTGTTACAGTGTAAAGATGTGCCACGGGAGCCGTCCCAAGACCGATAGCGGATATGGTGGTTACGATAGATGAAAGAGAAGCGGGAAGAGTTGTTCCGGTATCTTCTAATATTGAAGCAATCGAACTGCCGGCCGCTTCAATAGCAGTTTTCACATCCGCCGCGCTGTGGCTTGATCTGGTTGAAATTTTCGCGTCAATATTTGCAAGTTCCGCGGCAAGATTCGTCCTGACGGCTGAAGCGATTGCCAATAGAGTTAGGCCGCTCAAATCGGGATTAACAGACGCAATCTTATCGGTAATTGCCTTAAGAACTTTTTCACTGTCCGTTTCATCAATAATTTCCGCTTCAACCTTATTAGCGACCGCCAGTAACGCCGTTGCATTGGGAGCGTCAATCAAATCCATCTTATCTCCGGCTTTAGCGGGAGCATAAGCTGCCTGTGTCGAAGCCAATGTTACAACCGGTTCGCCGTTAATCGCGGGCGTAGCTATGTTCTGACCACCCCATTGCGCCACATTTACCGCCTGATTAGCGGTTATCGTTTGGGCCGTGCCGGGTTTAGATACCGTAGAATCCTTAGCCATATCGTCATAGACTTTAACCAGTCCTTTTGAAGCATTGGCAAGAATTACATTATTATCAGCACCCTGATTTACACTAGCCGCAGTAAATACCGGAGTAGCAACGTCGAGAAATTTCTTTAACGCCGCCGCTAAATATCCGGCACCTGTTTCAGTAAGGGCAGTCCCAAGAATCTTAACAAGATCAACTTCATTAAATCTATTCTCTATTGAGAAATGAGCCAGAACAGTACCGACAACACTCACAGAATCAACTGTTCCCGTCGTTATGACTACTGAGTAATCATTTCCTACGGCATAGAAAACGTCTGCAGAGAGGTCTATCAACACATTGTGAAGACCTGTAACAGAATCAAAATCAACCGTAAGTGTTACACCTGTGGCAGTTTCCGTAGATGTTGAGTTTGCTTTATAAACCTTTACCGCGGGTGTTCCGGCAAGAGTAATCGGCGTCCCGTCTGCTTTATGAGTAGAAAATTTAAAATTTAGTGTTGCGTAGTCTTCTGTGTAATTTCCAAGATATTGCATATTGGCTCCTAATTAATTAAACATCCCTGACCGCACAAAACATTTCCGCCGACTAAAGGATTTGCGCCGACTAAAAAGCCGCCACCGGTTTCTGGTTCTACGGGAGGTTCTTCTCCTCCTCCTAATGGGTATTGCATTTCATCAAATATGCAATAAGGATTTGAATAAATAGATTCAATTTCATAAGCTGACAAATCACGATTATAAATATAAACATAATCCATGACACCATTGAAAAATCTAGTGTTTCCGTCTACTTTATACCAGAAACCAATATATGTCGGATTATTGTTTAGGATGTTAGTTCCTGATGAACCAATTTTTATGACAGTTTTATTATTGTAAAGTGTTGCCACTCCTGCAACATTTATACTAACAGCTATTTGCTGAAACACTCCGGGAATAACCGTATTGGCATCACTACCAACCCAATTCCCATCTTTATTTTTAAAACTAACATAATTATCTACTCCCGTGGCATTAACAATAGCAAGAACAGTTCCCAAATCACCATTGGCGGAGCCTTGATAGACAAGACCATTTCCTTCATTTACCGTTCCACAAGAAACAGGATTGATTCTAGCAATTATTGTATATGGCGGTTTCGTCAATATAGAGGGAAGTTGGACACGGTCATAAACACCTCCTCCACCAAAATACAATCCTGATTCCTTCCAGGGAACTGCCATGTTGATTAATGTGCCATGCTTACCATACCCAGAGTAATCCATTAAACGCCGTCCCGCGCGTTCATTCATAACCCAACAACCAATCATACCTTGTGTTAGTGGGTGATTTCTATTGAATTGCGCTCCGATGGGCGGTTTTTGGAAAGGCGATCGTAATATCATTTTTGATCCTTTTAATAACTATCGAAACTCTGCAGGTAAGCCGCAATAGCCATTGCTTCTCCCGCCGCATCAAAAAGATGGTCGGCGACTAAAGCATAAACCGAGCCGCCGGGAAGCCAAATATCCCATGCCGACGCTAAGGTAATTACCTCATTATCGTGATGATCGTATTTTGTCGGAGTATTAAACAGACAAGGCGTTGACGCACCTTTGCTTAAATTGAGAAACTCCATTCCATGATTAACAGATACCGCGCCGGAAGCGCCTGGGATTGTTTCTGTACCCCAAATGCAAACGGTGTTTTCTGCAGCAAAGGCCGTACCCCCTGCGCCATCATAAGCTATGGAAGTAACCCCTGCCGCAACAGCTCCGTTGATGAGAGCTTTACCAATTGCTGTATGAACACCGTTAAAAAATAAAGAACCGTTCATCTCGTTGGCGCCATCAGCATTTAAACACCGATATACCTTAGCGTATAAAGCTGCACCTGCCGTCAGAGCGGTAGAGCCACCACAGGCAATCGCCATCTTCAGCCATGCTCCGACTTTTGTTCTTAGATCAAGTCCGGCGACACTTGCACCGGAAACCCTATATGCCTCCCCTTTGATAATTGCATAGGGAGCCAACACCGTAACATTATCTGTATAACTAGGTGCGGCCATTTTTTATTCCTCCTTCATTTAGATACCTACAAATAATTACTGCGTTTCATTCGTCCGTTGCGCGGTAAAAGTCTCGCCCTGGCATCAATAACCGTAGAGAATTCTCTCTTGAAGAACGTCATAAACTCTATATCGGCATCAAGAATAGAAATTCCCTTGGTGATTATCTGAACAACACCCTCGGTAAATATTTCGTCAAATTTGCCTTCCCATGGAATAGTTTGAGTGGCTAATGTCAGAGCGACCGGCTTGGCGTGGTATAAACCTTTCACTAATATATCCACGGTAGGAGTAGGACGAACGTATATGGTTGAACCGATTATCTTGTATGTGCTTGGCGTACCGCAGTTACATTCATCACAATAACAGGAGCTATACCAATCCCACCAACTTCTATCGTGATCGTCCGCATCATCGTTGAGATAATTCGGCTGTAAAGGTGTAATGTGTCCTACCCAACCGGTTGGAGCGTTCTCACAGGAGGCAATTACATAATCCCCTGCTTCCAGATCAAGAGCGGCCTGAGTAGTAAGGCTTTTACTTCCGGTTCCGCATAAAAGACTTGTGGTAGATGTGCCGATATTTTCCGCTGGATTCCCCGGAGTGGCACCCTTGGCGATATTCCACGCCGTTAGAGTGTCGGTTCCGCTTGAAGATGTAATATTTACTACTAAGGCTCCGGTCGTGCTGTTATAAGATGTAACCGTGCCGGCCATCCAGTCCGTTATCAGTTCTTCAATGCGCGGTCTTTCTGCAGGCGCGAGGAAATCACTTGGCAGCGTCGCGTAATATCCAAAAGCGGCAATCGATAAATTAAGGTTTCCGGTAAGCAAATCAGACTTCCTATCCAGTAAATACTTATAGATAAGAGACTGAATAGACGTAGCCGCCCTAAAAATCGTTATGCCGCTCACTTGTTGGGATCTGCCTAATCTCGGCAACACCGCCAGTATAAGATCGCTCATTAACATGGTCTTACCCTTACTTTAATTGATCAATGTCTCCCTGAATCTCGTCCTCTTCGGAACCGCTTTCCATTTTCAGGAAACTAAAAACTTCCATTTCCGTCTTGAACGGCACAAGAGGTTCACCCTTCTTCACCCAATTGCCGTTTTCTCCGGCATACAAGACTTGCTTCTTCCGTCTGTCCACAGCGGCATAACCGGCATCAGAGTATTTTTCGACCGCGAAACCTTTCATTAAATCAGGTTTTTTACTCGCTTCTGCCATTTCTTTTTCAATCTTCTCCTGATCGTAAGGTTCATACATCGGCAGCTTCAGAAGATGGTCAATGTGACTCTGCTTTGTAATATCGCATACCGAAGTCGTCATTTCGCCCTTTTTAGAACCTTGAATGGGCATAAACAAATATTTCGTACTTTCCAAAATTACCGGTGTCGGGCCTTCTCTTTTAATCATGCAATGAATAAGCATCGTGCTTCTCCTCCTCGTTTTAAATTTAAAAAAAGGGGCGAGGCGAACCCGCCCCTTTTGGTTTATTGAGGATTAATTTCTAATCCTGATCAATCAATGCACCGATACCGATAGTACCAGCCTTGCCTGTGCTCGCCTGTGTCGTAATATCGATGGCAATAATTCTGTCATGCAGTTTATCAACACCGACATTATTCATTAACGCCAACGTCAGAGCGTCAATTCTTCCGCCTGCCTGTCCAAGAGTCGAACCGGTGAGGATATTGCCGTAAACAATAACCGTCCCGTCGGCCAGAGTGACCGATCCACTAAGCAGAGCCGGAGCCGCGCCGGAATCAATTCCGGCTACAGTTGCCGACGCCAATGCCGCACCGTAATAACTGTTAAGAATCCCAACATTAAAAACAATATCTGCACCCTCGCTTAGATCATCACACTCGACATAAAGGCCGTGTAACCGATGGCCCGCCGGTAAAGGCATCAAAGCGAGAATTTTATTGTTGGCTGCTGTTACTTCGACCTGTGCCTTCGTCAACTCCATTGACCGGAAATCCACGCGAGCGCCGGGACAAGCGGTCTTTGGAGGTTTAGAATAAAGGTCGTCTGCTACTTGGGCTGTCTTAGCCATAATATTTTTCCTCCTTTAAAGGATTATTTTACTGCTTACGGTCTCTTCGCGGCCGTATCTATGGCCATTACGCCAAAATCGTTACCGTTGAAGGTAACTTTTTTGAATCCCCAAATGGTGTGGGTAGTAATAATGACCTTGTTACCATTGTCGCGTTCTTCCTCGTGCCAACCGAACCGCAAATCCTGTCCGGGAGAACCAAAGGCAATTACACCGGCCTGCATACCCAGGAAAAGAGCGCGGGATGCTTCAACCGCACCGCTGCCGTAATCGGTAAACCGTATAACATTCGGGTGAGACTGAAGAACTACACCGTTCCACATACCGATACCGCCCTGCAGAAAGGGAGAATTCTTTCCGGCCGATATTGCCAGAGCCTTTTGGATGTCCGCCCAATCGTTAGTGGTTGTGTTTCTGCGGAGATCAAACTTCTGATAAGGGTCTATGACCATCAGAAATACTTCTTCGCCGTCAACCTCGCACTTCTGGATCTGAGGAATGGCCGAATAAGCCGCTCCGCCTCCGCCCATCATTTCGGCGTAAGCTACCGCGCGATCAATGGGAAGAGTGGACATCTTGTCGGATGCTGTTACCGTACCCTTGGTTGTCGCTGTTCCACCATAAACGATATGGTTGGAATCAGGAGCCGTAAGACTGTTGTTGGCAAATCCTGAATACGTGGTCGGGAATACAAATTCAGTATTCGTTCCACGGGAACCGGCGAGATACATCATGATGATCTCGTCAAATACACGCGCCCACCAGTCAACGCTGCGGGCTTTTGCTATCTTGCGGAGATCGTGCAGTGTCCTCTTGCGTGTCATGCGTCCGCCGCAATCGGCGCCACCACGCATCTGATCGATGTAAACCTGATCAGTGTAGAAGGACAAACCTTCCTCTTTTCCGTGTAACTCTGCATCACCTTCGACCGGCTGCATATTTAACTGCATACTCAAATCGTAAGTGATCTGTTCGCCGGCATCACTTTCCAAATCAGTGATCTGCCAGATAGGACGAGTAGGGACTTCACCCTTACCCATGAACTTCCGGGTCCAATAACCTTTTCGCCCAACGTCCACCGCTAGATTCCCGGAGTATCTTTTGACGGCCTTGGAGTCGTTGAGACCAATAATTGTCTGCGACATACTAACACCTCCATTTAGTTTTTAGACCGTCCTGGGTCGGGAT